AACACTTGTGCCTAATTTTTTATAACTCTCCACAACGTTAGCAGACATGGTAGTTATCCTGGATACGTTCTTAACCTTAGTGACGTTATCCGCCTGACGTACACTCCTCAAATCTAAGTTGTCTTTCAAGCCAGGGATTATCGTATCTACGATTTCCTGCACTCCAGCTTTTTCTAAATCGTTGCGGAGTTTGTTTGCGTCTAGTCCTGCTTTATGGATTTCTTTAATAGAGTTTTTTAAGGCACGCCACTCATCCAACGTCATATTTTTCCAGTTGCGTTTCCCGTCGTTCTCTATGACCTCTGACGCAACGTCCATGACGATGCCTTCGTCCTGCTGCTTGGCATCGATCCAGCTTTGCAAATCTCTCGAAGCTTTAGAACCGGCACCAAAGTCATAGTCATCTAGCACCTGCTTTATCATGTCGAGATGGTCGATGGGTAGAGTTTTATGTTTCTTGTTGCGCCCGATGAACCGACGCATGAACCTGTTACCTATCTCCAGTTCACGTTTTATTTTGTAGCTTTCCCGCGTCATCTCATAAGCAGTGATTTGGTTGAGCTTATGCACTCCCGCTGCATCTAAGTCACCAGCCTTAAGAGCCTTACGAGCGAGAACAGCTTCACGTTTCTGCATCGTCTCCAGCTTACGAGGATTGATCTGACTAACTCTATACTTAGCCAGTATGTCCAATGCGCGAACACGCAACAGAGAACGCTTAAGACGTTTCTCACCTTTAGCTTTCCTAATAGCTGCTAACTCAAAAGTCAGCACTAACCCGTGTGCATCAGGCGTGTTCAAAGTTTCTAAAGCTTCGGCCACCTGTTGCCCAATACTCAAGATGGTCGGGAATTTCTCTTCCATCCGTTTGTTGATTTCATTCTCGACCGCTTGTTCGAACGTAGGACTGTCTAACAAACTGAATAAGAATACATCAGCCCCGCCTTCGAAACCCTGGATATCGGCAAATATCTCTGGATCGATGCCTGGATCAGTTTTGGTGGAGTATATCGTCCTGCCGTTGAGCTTAGGCAAGCGCTTCATGGCTTCTACGTTTCCCTGGAATATCTCCAGTACGGCGTCGTAGTTTAGCCTGTCACGGCCTATGGATAAAAGCACTTGATATAGAGGTTGTTGGGCTACGGTCTCTTCAACGCCCTGCCGTAGTCCTTCCCTAGCTTCCTGGTACTTCGCAGTGTTACGTTTCTGTATGCGTCTCAGACGCTTCCTCTCTACGCCCTTGACGGCTTCCGAACGTCGGTTCTGGATAGCTTCAACATAGGTCGTGAACAGCGCTTCCGACAGACCCGCTTCCTCTGCCGTAGAGTACAACGCTTGACGGCCCGCTTCGAATTCAGCCAACTCCACGACAGCCACATCTTCTGGGTTAGTTGTCTCTTCTACGGTACCTTCCAACGGGGTATCACGTGACACCTCTTCTTCCGTAGTACCGGCGAAGTCCTCTACAACCGTGGCCCCCTCGATATCTCCTAGAATTTCTTGGCTTTCAGAAACAGTCACAGCGTCAGGGTCCGCGCGAATGTGGTCTTTCAGCAAAGTATATACTTCTGGGTTCTGCAATACGAATTGCGAAAACAATTTAGAAGTTATCGTTATGTCCCCGCCAAACGCTTCAGCATCCGCCACTTGATCCAGAACTTCTAAATCGTTCAATAGCGTTTCGTTCGTTTCAAGCGCTACATTCAACGCTTCGATAGGGATATAGATTTCTTCTACACCGGCTTCCTGGAAACTAGCTGCCGCATGTTCCGCCGCTGCTTCAGGCGAGCGTTCGGTTAGCGGAGAGTCGATCAAAGCTTTAGATAGCGCATCCATCGCAACTTTGCTTTGCTCCGCGCGGTTCTGGTCAACCGTTTCTTTCAACTTTCTGAATAGCGGCCTACCGCCTATGCCCGCCACTTCGATAGGCGTAGTAGCAAACTCTCCGATAGCTTCGAAGATCACTTCATTTATATCAATCTCGCCTTTAGTAACTAAGCCCGCGCCCGCTTCACCAGCGCCACCCATAACGCCTTGCACAGCGGTTTGAAGGACTAGATTAGCTAGAGGATTATTAGCTAGTGCTTTACCGGCTAGGCCACCGGACAGAGCATCAACAGCGCCGATCACAATGCCTCTGTCAAAGCCGAACTTCTTAGCTTCTTCAAATGTCTTCGGGTCCGCCAACAAAGCATTAACTTGTTCTGGATCAGTTAAATCTACTCCAGCCGCTTGAAGGAATTCCTGCGGGGAACGAAAACGTTCCGTGCCAAAAGACAGAGAGCCCAAAGCTGCGGAACCTACGGCAGGGCTGCGTGTAGCTAAGGTAGCAGCGGAAGCTAACAGAAGCTGCGGTATGAATTCTATACCTACTTCAGCAGCGAAGGCGCTCATACCTACTGGGTCCAGTGCGACTGCGGCTAGTTTAGCTAAAATACCTTCGGCATCTTCAACACCTTTCATGAAGTCTTTAGCGCCGTCCGACATAGGGAGTTTCATGCGCTCTTCGGCTAACGCCCCAACCTTTGCCGCGCGTCCACGGAAACCTTCGTCCGCATCTCCAAATATCCTAGAACTGGCGTAGCGCTCTAAAGACAACATTAAATCAATTGGGTTAGTTACGGCTCCTGGGTTGCGGGCGGCGTAAGTGTCGAGGATTTCTCCAAAAGTTCGCCTGCTATCTAAGCTCTGTTCAAGGTTTTCCTCCGTCAAGACTTGCTGATACGCTTGCCCAATACCCAGCATGCTTCGCTTAACGGAGTTTACCGTAGCTTCTATAAAGCCAAGCTCTTCAAGGCTGTCGTTAGCCAACTTAGCGTTAGCAGGGTTCTCCATGAACTTAGCAGTGGCCGGACTGTCGCTAAATAGTTCAGCAGCAGCTTTCTTAAACCGTTGTAATTCCGCTTCTTCGGGCGCAGCTTCGACCGCTTCTACGGGTATGTTTAGTTCATTAGCAGTGTCAACCTGCTTAGCGAACGTGTCTGGGTCGGTATCACGTGATACCTCGACCGATGCTTCCGCTTTTTTAGTGTCCGGCGCATCCCCAAACAAGTCAGAAGCAGCTTTCTTAAACCGCTGTAATTCTGTATCTTCGGGTGCGTTATTTATAACGTCTGGTGTATCTCCAAACAAGTCAGAAGCAGCTTTCTTAAACCGCTGTAATTCTAATGGGTCCGGACCACTAACGAAATCATCGCGCAAACTGGTATCTGAAGAAGGCACTCCAAAGACATTTTCAGCCATAATTTATTTACCGCCCCCTCGCTTTATTTTCTTTTGCTCTTTCTTTTCTATAAGAGTCTTCAATGAGTTTATCGTACCTTGCTTTGTCTTTCATGGCTAACGCACCTGCGAGGTTTTCAACCAAATCATCATTCTCCGGCACTCTGCCAATCGCTAAAGCGTTTAAGATATTTTGCATAATGATTTCAGGTATTACTTCGATATCGACTACTGCTACCGCTCGCTGTTCTGGCGACATAGACCTACGTTGAGAAGCCAGTCCATCGAACCCACGGTTAACGCGATCAATAAAGCCGGCAGGGTCAGCTTCAACAACCATGCTTAAACGCGCTGCTTCACGTTCGATTTCTTGAGGTGTGGGGTAGTTATCTTCAGCAATGCGGTTATCGACCCAATTATTCATTTCGTTCATAGTCGTCAAGCGTTGCCTACCTAACTTAGAGTCAGTTCTAGCTTTCGCTATCTGCTGCGGCAACATTCGCATAACAGCAGCACGGCCAGCGCTAAATACACTTCTATCCCGTGCATCGCCACGTAATTCCCTCTTAGCACTTTCGATAGATCGTACAGCGGAATTAAATTCAGTACGAGTGAGACGGCTGCGGTATACAATCGGGTCGAGTTTAGCTCGCTCCGCGATACTAATCCCAACTATATCTTTTGGCAAAGTAACGCCGTCCGACACAGTGGCGAATATTTGGCCCTCTTTAATATTGCGCTGCGTGTTAATAGCTGCATCTATGTCTCTACTCTGCGCGAGAGTGTTAAACGCCTCTGGGTTTGCTTTACGGAACTCCGCGACAGTACGTTCACCATCGCCGCCATCCGTATTGTAAAGGAAATTGTAGATGTCTTCTCTAGCTTCCCGGACAACTCGCTCCCGTTCAAGCCTAGCAACAGTGTTCATGTTGTTTTGCTTAGCTCTGGCGTCAGATTGCACTGTGCGTACTAACGCATCGTCGCCGCGAGCAGCGTCAAGATCACGGGCGTAGATCGAAAGCGCGTAGTCAGTGTCTTTACCTGGATCAACTTCCGCTAAGATAGCTTCCCGTTCTTGAGGCGGAGTTAGGCCACGGCTCTGAATATCCGTAACAATACTTTGTACTTTAGCAGCACGTTCTTGGCTTACGATTAGTCGTTCGTCGCCAGCGTCCCGGCGTTCCGCAGCCTTACCCGCTTCATACAAACTAAACACCGCTTCTTGAAGCTCACCGCCTCCTAAAGCTGCGATCTCTTCACGTATATCCTGCGCGCTTTTACCTTCGGCTACAATTCTTTTTAAAGCCTCGCTCGCCCGATCCGGCAAACTGGCCCTATCGTCGCCTCGGTTAACGCTAGTGTCACCTCGGTCACGATCAACCCTAGTCTGGTACAGCGATAGAGCGGCTTCCTCGTCTTGCCCTTCTAGTTCATCTTGAAGCAGTTCCCGAACTTGAGCATCCGTAGCGTTCGGTCCTAGAGTATCTATGGCATTTTCCACGGCAGCTTGCGCACGGGCCGGACGACCTCTATCCAGTTCCTGTCGCATAGCGTTTTGCATGGCAACTTCCGCCGCCCTAACAGAGCGCCTCTCTCCAGCAACAGCCCGAGCTTCAGCTTTCTTGCCTCGCTCTACGGTCTTATCTCTTCGCACCTCGGCTATACGCTCTTTCAGTTCTTTTATAGCTGCGCTCTCGGCACCCCCCGACGACACACTTCTTATGTAGTCGCGCTGTGCTGCTGGATCACTGGGGAACTTAGAGATAGCTTCTTCTGCTAACCTTTGAGAACCTGTAGACAACGTATCTTTCGCGAGCGACTGTGCCATGGTTGTTCGCGTCGGCCCATCCAGTAAGTCAGCGTTAGCGGAAAAGATACGAGTGGCGGTATCAACATCCTCAGATACTAGCGCAGCGTCAAAAGCTCCCTTAACGATTACGCTCTGGCTTTGTCTAAGTGCAGCTTCCGCTTGCTCGTCAGACCACCCTTGCTGGTTAGCCCTCTCCAGAACCTCAACACGGGCCACGCCTAACCCTTGCCTCAAAGTTTCCGGGTTCGAAAAATCGGCAGACACGTCAGCTAAGGCTTGCGCTTCCCTCGCCAGGCTAGTTTGTATAAAAGAAGCGTCTCGCTCTGCGCCAGCATGTTTGACAACACTGTCGAATGCAGTACCTAACCTACGATCACTGGCCTGTTTAATCATTAACTTAACGGCATCATTCGATGCGCCACCAATTATATCTTCGACAGACTTGTTCAACGCTTGTTCGGTTATGCTGAAATTGTCCGTAGCGTTTTTACCTTTTTGAGATAGGTACCCTTGTACATTGTTCGAAGGATCGCCAAAGACAATGTTTCGAATAGCTTGAGACACTCTCGTATCAGCATCTTTGGCTTCCGCCTCGTTGTCTTCCTTAATCATCTTAAGCTTGAAGTCGCCGATGGTGTTACCAAAACCTTCGATCTGTTGCCCAGCTTTCACTAACGCAGTGCCGCCCGTATCGAATACGCCACTAGGGACATTCCCCTGATCGAACACGGGACGTGCTGCATTGGTCTTAATGCGGCTTAAAGGGACTGTGACCATTAGGGTAAAGCTCCCTCTTTCCTAAACTGATACCACTTACCTGATACTTTGCCCACCGTAGAAAGAAGAGTACCCCCTGCTGCAAACGCTCCAGCACGAGCGGCGTTGTCTCCGGAAAATTGCAGAAGCTCTGCGCTTTGGCTAAACTGACTAGCTTGAATTCGAAACTCTTGCGCTTCCCGCGCAGCATTATTCCTCACTTTAGCTTCGTCGAGTGCGTTAGTTTCAGTTTGGTCTATGACTAACTGTCCGGCAGTACCTTCGTCTACAACCTGGCCTGACCCAGCTAACACAGCACGCATCTGGCCTATAAGTAAACGGCCTCGTAAAGCTTCTTCCCGCGTATCTTCTTCGCCTCGGTCAAGGGCATCCGCCGCTAGTTGGTTTGCCCTTATTGAGTTGTTGCGCTCTAGTGCAGCGCGGTACTCTGCTTCAGCTTTCTGGCTCTGCCCTTGTTGGAATTGTCCATAGGCTTGCACCACCCCGCCGATAACGGATGCTGCTATAGAAGCTTCAGCTAGACCGCACATGTTACGTCCTCATTTCAAACATATGGAATGGTAAATTTCTAGGTCCATAAGGCTCTGGGTAGTATACCGAAAATTTCAACCACTGCAACCACCTTATAGAGAAAGTATTCCGCACGTCTACATAGTTCCGCATGAACGGATATTGTTTCTTCCAAAGTTCTACCACGCCTAAACTGTGCCGAAGGAAAGCTTTCGAATATTTCTGCACTTCATCGGTTCCTACTAGCCAAGGTGTGGCCACCTCACCCATTAAGGTAGGAGGTTTGACGCCAAACACGATTACAGGAGTGCCGTTTGCGTATCCGATATAAGTGGTATGACGTGATACCATATAGCTCGACAGCACAGCGCAACTAGGACTTACATCGCCTAGCACCATAGCCTGTAATTCATCCTTATCTCCCTGGCGCAAGTTCGCAGACACATACTTTACATCGTCTAGATTTGCTGGCCCAATTTCATACTTATTCTTCATCGGTGTCGCCCACGTCAAGATAGGGTATCAAAGCGGATACAGTCATCGGCAGCGGGTATATCTGTCGTAAGAAGGCCCTACCTCCGCCGTTCCAGTCAGCAGGTATTTCTAACTCTTTATCGCCCGTGAGAAGATCGGTAGGTTCTCCGTCTTTCTCGAATTCTCTCTGAGGGATTTCCACTAAGTCGTATTTGTTCGGCCCTATATGTATGCCACGGGTATCTTTAACCCTGACAGTGATATAGGGAACCCGTATGGACGAACCTTGTACGGTGCCTGCTACGGGAGGCTCCGGGTCTAATGTCTCAAGGTCCGCGATGTACCTCAAACCTATGTGAACTCGACTAGCTTTATAAGGTAGTGTCACCTGTCCGTTGACTACCGTCCTATCAGTGACGACATTACCATCAGCTAGTATGACGACCGCCCGACCTTCGAGATGCCACGCGCCAGATACCGTAAGAGTGGTCAGCCTAGCGGTGCCGCCTTCCACGTAATCGTTGAAAGCACTTCCGTCTATAGCTGGATAAGTGTTACCCCCCACGACATAGGCAGTGTATGGAGTGCTATCCACGTTCGCGTCAGCTAGAGTATTCAATTCATATGTATCGTCAGTTTTGTTGGCGATTTTGTAAGTATTACCATTTAGCTCCACCATGCCTTTAGTATTGAATACGCCAACAACATCTCCGTTCGACAGCCCATGAGCGGCTGAAGTAACTACGGCAGGGTTAGCTTGAGTAACTGCCGTAATATCTCTACGACCATCTATACTAACCAACTCAAAACTGTTAGCCAAGGCTTCAGCGACGAAAAATCTACCTTTGTTGAGTTGTTCAGGTTGCGTCTCGTTAAACACTTTATCTACGTCAGGCTCCCAAACTATATCCGATAGATCAACTTCATCCCCGTAAGCGAAACCGTGCGCAACCGACGTTACGACTGCCGGGTAAACAGACGTTACGTTAGTTATGGTTTTAGGTAGATCGAGAGAAAGACCACTATCTACGAAGAAGCAGTCCTTTACATCTGTGAACCTGCGACTGTGTGTCCGTTCTATATAGTAGACATTGCTCCCGCCTATCTTACGTTGGACAACGAAATAAGGTTGCGTATCTACATCGTCAGAGTTAGGTCGAGTAGAGGCGACGTGTTTGAACTTCCCGTCTGTCTTCCAAACACTCCACGCAACTACTTCCTGTTCCGGGTTGAATGTCAGTGCTGGAGCATACCCATCGGACCTCACCGTGTTGATGATCGGGTCAGGCCACCGGGTAAATGCCCAATCGACTATAGTATCATTACGAAAGATATGCGGAGAAAACACCGTCATATCGTTACCCCTATATCCATCTATCGATAGCTCGTAGCCGGTACTCCGCACGTAGGCAGAGTTTTCCGTCACATAGAGTACTTTATCCCCCACTACGATTGGGTCCAGCAACGCCGAACCCCAATTACTTTGAGGTTTTTGTCTTAAGTTCTCGGCACTAAAAGCTAGTTCCGTTCCTGAATTTATACGCCACTCACTGCCGGAAGTAAAAACCAACAGATCGTTCATTGGGACGAACGCCCTAATCACGTTAACTTCAAGCGAATTCAACGTAGCAGTGATTGCGTCATCAGCTTGTAAGGGGGATGACCGGCTCATATTACCTTGGCTACCAGTCACCGAATAGTCCTTAGTATCTGGTTTATTGTCTGACCCGCCGAACACCCTACGCTGTTCGTAGTAGCTAACTACGCTTGGAGAATTCCCGCTGCCGAAGAAAGGGTTACGAGTTTTGGGTGGAGTTATGGCTAGGTCAGGAGAGATGTTTTCGTCATCGAACAGCAGAAGTTCCGTATTGCCTAAGAAACCATACAGTCCATTGTCTTCTCGGTACACCGAATACCGTCCTGCCTCTGCGGCACCTGTCCAGTCAACCGTGTTATTAGCTGTAGCAGCGGCACTGGGCACCCTAATGAATGTGGCGCGAGTTTCACCTCCGGAAGAATACAATGTGTACGCTGTGCTATCCTCGCCTTCTAGGGCGAAAGTAGTTGCCGTTAATCTATCGACAGTGAACCGTCTGCCGTTAAGTTCCGTCATCCCTACTACAAGTGATATCTCTATTTCGTCCCCATCGTCGTAAGTGTTCGCAGCAGTAGTCTCTACCACGCAGGGGTTCGCCCTAGTTATGGAATTGATATCGAACTTGATGTCGCTGGCACCGGGGAGGCTCTCTTCCCCGCTCTCTTCATTAACTGACGCTACTTTATATTTGTACGTTACCGCGCCTGCACTATTCACTATCGCACCGATAGCTGATGGCGGAACTTGCTCCGGTTTGAAATCAACCTCTACTAATGTCCAGGCATCGTGATCTGTCCTGGTTAATTCCTGTGGAGGATGGCTAGGATGCACAAAAGTCATTACATTCGCGGACTGCACGTGCCTCAAATCCGTGACTTCAGCCAGTGTGTATGGTGTAACTATTTCGTATACGGACGAAACAATGCCAGCCGAACCATACGCAGCGTAACTAGAGCTATCTATGGCAACTCCGGTCTGTTGGCTGGTCAATTCAAACGTATTAGCGGTGGCATTAGCGACAGTAAACCAACGCCCATTTAACTCCGTCATGCCGACTACGTTGTCTACGTACACGTCGGTACCATTTGAATAGCCATGCCCAGTGGCCGTAAGGACGGCTGGATTAGCCGCCGACGCTCCCGATATAACTACAGCGGCGTTCAATACGTGGGCGTCGTTTCTAATGACGCGCATGTACAGCCCGCCAAATTCCAAGATGTAAGTATCCTGTACATTGAACTTAAACTCAATGATGTTTGGAGGCGTACTGGCGTGCGTACTGCTAGCGCAAGGGCCTACATACAGAAGTCCCGCCCTGTTGCTTGCGCCACCATAAGCATGGATGATTAGGTTTAGCGCGGTGCGTAGGGACACCGCGTAAGCAGCTACATCGACACGACCGTATAACTCCGGCCCTAGTTCACCACGAGCAAAAGACGGCTGTATAAGGCGAGGCATTTAGACACGTTCCCTTATCCACGAAGCGTCGCGTTCTTTTTTAGCTATCTGACCAGAGGCATCCATGGTAGGAGCTTCCAACCTTAACTCCGAAAATCTCTTCTCCAGCCGACCCGCCACGCTTGTCTTGCCGGATAGTTCTGAATTAATTAACTCACCTAGCTTCGTAGACACCATAGCAACGAAATGCAGTGAGAACAGATCAGTATTCGTCAAATCAAAAGTATAGATCAAGTACGGCGTCTCTTGATCGGTGACGATAGATAGGGTCTCATTCCCTGCCGTCTCAACCTCATAAGACACCGCGTCGGCTTCCACCCCAAGCGGGTTCTCTATTAATCGAGGGGCCACGCAGTCAGAGGGATAGATGTACCGATAGACCCACCGGTTAGAAGGCGCAGCGACACTGTGTGGAGCGAGTAGACCACTCTTTCGAGCAAACGACCAATTGAATGCTTCGAGCGAGGCTCGTCTAGCGGCATCGTACCAGAGCCTACATACGCGAGCGGCAACCGTCTCTTCCGTTAAGCTCTCGATAGTACTCTTTGACCCAATACGAGATAGTGCCATATTCGAAATAACCACTTTATCAAATCCAATAGGCATCTATCGTCTCCAAAAATGATGGGCGGGCAGATATTTGCCCGCCCTTTGTCATTCAAATAGGGGCGGACTGCTGCTATTCAAAATCCGCCATCGCAGCTTCGATGTGGATGATGAGGCCCTTGCGTTTCTTATCCGCCTTCTCCACTTCCAGCAAGGCTTCAAGGCCCTCGAAAGACATTTCATCCAGCAAACCCATCACTTCCGTGGTGGGCCTACTCAAGATGGACAAATCAACCTTGTGAGCGTCTTCGTCTTCTTCGGTGTCTTCTTCCTCATCACTGGTAGCATCACCAGCGCCCTTATCAGTGCCAGCATCATTGCCTTTCTCTAGCATCGACCCTGTTTGAACCATGTAAGCCACCAAAGCGTCAGGGTCCACGCAACCATTCTCCGCATCCCAGCAGCTTTCGGGAACGCCTTCAGGGCAAGGCATTGGCGTAGACGCTTTCTCTTCTTTGTCGAGAAGTTCGTTCGCCTTTTTGGCGACACCTTCTGACTTCAGGCCACGGGCTTCAGCCTCTTTAAGTGCCAACGCAGCATCAACGCGCTGTTGAATTTCCCTCTGCATTTCTGCTTCGGTCATGCTGCCGTCGCGGTCCATATCTCCGTCCGACACGTCTTCTCGGTCAAGGGGCGGAATATAGTCTTTCGAAACAATTTCTGCGTCAGAAGGTAGAGGGTAGCGCCGGATAACCCGTTCAGGAATATCCACGGGAACGCCGTCCATCGCGCGATCAAACCTGCCCAGCGGGGTGCGCCAAGCTCGTTTCAATATTACTCGTTTAGCCATAATCTTATCTCCGGTGTTAAGACGTTGGGTAGAGGGTCTTTGCTTTCTCTTCCGATGTCTTACCCTCTTCTTCCTCTAAAGACATATCGGTAATTTGCAGTTCCATATTTCTATGTACTTTGCCGCCGTCATGCTGCGAAGAACTGACGTTGACAGATTTTACGGTGACGCGGGAAACCATAATCAACTCATCGCCTACTTCGAACGTTCCGACATCCAACTTACCGGCAGAGTCGTTATCTAGCGAAACAGTAAGTCCCCAAGGATACGGATTGTCTTCATAGCTGTTTAAGTCAGCATCTTTTTGTTTTTCTTTCTTGGTGCGCTTCATGGATACTAGTTCATGTGCCACGTTCAAACCCTCCTAAAAGAAAACGCCGCCCTGGTATCACGTCATACCAGGGCGACATAGCTTCACTAGCGCTACCTAGTTCACTGCATCCGGCAAACTACGCCAGTTAGGCGGAGTAAGCGTCAGGAATGCGTCGATAGCCCCCGCAGTGACAGTCGTAGTCCCGACCACCGCAAGGATACCAAGGAACCGCTCGTAAGCATCAAGCGCTTCCATGGGTAGCACGACACGAGCAATGTAAGTGCCCGCGTCAAGATCGTTCAAAGCAGCATCATCCGTCACGAAAGCCTGCGTCAAGAAATGCTCCGTGGCCGTACCGTCAGTAGCAATGGCGGCTTGAGCGTCCGATGCCAGGATAAACTGGATCGTACCAGCGGCCCCACCAGTAATGATTGAGGTAGCGCACTGGATGACCAGGTAGATCGGGCCGCTATTACCCAAGTCTCGGCTTTCGGAGATGTCGATAACATCCCCAATCAAGTCTGTGCCTGCCGCATTAGCGACAGATACTCCGTCAGCGAACTCGGTAAGTACATCGAGAATAGCCATGATGTTTTGTCCTTCCTTATGAATTTACGTAGAACTAGACTACGCGAGTTTCGTCAGCCGCCAGCGCATCGACACGGCGGAGCGGGATACCGTGAAAGAACTCAACCAGCTTACCGCCGACCTGTTCCGTCTCCAAAGTCGAGCCCTGTACCGCTGCCGCAAACTGCTGCCGAACTTTGGTGCGGATACCACGAGACATGTAGAATGCCAAACGTTGACCAGAACCCATGTTCGGAAGTAGCTCCATCGCCTGAAACATCAATTCCGGCAAATGCGCACCACTAGCAAAAGCACCAGAAGTGAAGACGGTCGAGAGCAACGACTTGTCGATGTTGCAGATGCGAACGATGAAACGCCAATCCCGCACAACAATACCGGCATCAAGACGATAGTGCGTGCGATACGCAACCATGCGACCGTTGTTACCATCGACGTTTTCGATGACGACTTCGCCCATATCTTTCTGCTGCAAACCGGCGACAGAACCTTTAGGGATAATACCGTGGCAAGACAATTCGCCCCAGCCAATAAGCCAGATCGAACCATTATCAGAACCAGTACCACCAGCGTCGATAATGTTGTCAGCATTTTCAGCGCTCAAGCTATTATAGCGGGGAGACAGACCAGTAAAGGCTTCCGGCTCCGTTGCTTCGTTACCGTAGAAGATAGTATCCGTAAGTTCTTGGTGAATACCCTCCATGTGTGGACGGTCTTCAGACAAACGAAAGTCGGCCACGTTTCCGGATAGCTGCGCCAGAGCGACATCGACTTCGGCAAACGCTTCCAGCATACCCGTCGTATCGACGACCTGGCTGGTGCGGGATTTGGTAGGCTGAACACCAGCATAAAGCTTACGCCAAGTCGGCGCGGGAAGACCCGTACGGATAGTGGACTTGTGGCCGGTCGTCATATTGCCTTCGACCCAAGTCATATCGTCCAGAATTTCCGAAGTCTCATTCAGAATTTCAATGACAACGGCAATATTACCATCGGGGTCGGTACGGTTGGCGAGATCGAGAAGAGTGGGGTTGGTAACAGCTTTGACAGCCATCGAGGTAACTCCTATTTATCCTTCATTGAAGGGTAAAGGACTTGGGCAGCAGAAAGCTCTTTCGAACTAGCGTTTCCGAATACGAACTTATCTTCTTCCATAGCCTTACCCAATTTATGAAACGCTTTCGTAACGGCAGGATGGTCGCCGACACCAGTAAGATCAAAAGCAGCGATCAATTCTTCGCCGCCCAGAGCAATGGCCGCAGTCTTAGCAAGAGCAATACCAGCTTTGGCGTCGCCTTTCTCGTCGTGCAGTTCTTTGTCAGCGAGACTATCCTTTTTCCAGCCGTCCCTAATAACATCCCAGCGATCTTGATTGCTAGTAGCAACTTCAGTCACCACTTCAGCATGCAAGTCAATTAACTCTTGGGCCGCGTCCTGGGTCAGATTGTTATCTTTCCCGTATTTCTGGAAGCGTTCCAAACGTGTTTCATCGACATCAAATCCTTCAGGGATCGTAAAGTCGGTATAGCTTTCAGGAGCACCTTCCGGCTTATCTTCATCATCGCCCTTGTCCTCATCTTTCTTCGCGTCGTCAGACTTGTCATCGGGCTTATCATCGTCGCCCTTGTCCTCATCTTTCTTCGCGTCGTCAGACTTGTCATCGGGCTTATCGTCAGACTTGTCATCGGCTTCCTGGTCTTCGTTTTTGACAACGGCTTCTTCTCCGCTATCGTCGTCACTGCCACTGTTGCCAGTGTCAGTATTCTCGGTGTCATCATTCATGATCGTCATCATCTTCATCCTCTTCCGGTGCGTCTTCTACAACTTCAAACTTTTCCTCGAAGGCCCCAACCTCTTGTTGCATGACAATATAAGCGTTCGGATCGGCTGTCAATATGTCTTTAAGCAAATCCAGCGACATTTCCCTACGCCCTATAGCCCGTTGGCTTTCCGCCAAACCATAAGACATACTGTCTCTTTGCTCATATATATCCCCCAATGCCAGAACGTTATACAGAATATGTCGCCCCTCATAAGTGCCGAGCACTTTAGCCATCATCTCTCTATGTAGAGTGGTCCGAACTTCGTGCATCTCTTCCTGGGTCTTAACGAGTTTCGCGTCAGAGGTATCACGTGATACCATACTAGGTACTCCCCAATTTTACATTCGGAACCTGGAACACCTTTTTAGCGTTTTTAGGGTCCGCTGCACCTTTTGCGAAGCTGGATACACTTCTGTACCAAAGTTTCGCCCGCCACTGATACATGCCCGCGCTCACGCATAGTTCGTAAAGCACCGTATCCGCAGTGGTACGCCAGGTTCTATCCAGCATCTCCATGCGAATAAGCTGGTACAAGCTGTCATGTACGAGACTAGCCACCATTGAATTGTCCGTATCTATTGTCGGACCTGACGCACCATCCCAAGCATACCCCGCTCGTATCACCAACCATCCTTCTTCATTCAAATCAATGAAGCTAGTGTAGATCGGCTTAGCTGGACGAATAGGCGTAGTGAGAGTAAACTCTTCGTTAAGTTGGTATTTAAATCCTCGTTTATACCTCATCCCTGGCTCTCCCTTCCGATAGCCGAAGACAATACATTGTCGTCACCTAGTTTAGCGTCGGACGCCATTTTAGCTATATTAGCAGCTTGACCCGCCATCTCTAGCTGCTGTTGCTGCTGCTGTTGCTGTAGAGTTTCCTGGCGTAAACGTACAGCTTCGGTCGTTGGTACTATCATTCGCGGCGGTGCGCCAACTAGAGAAGAATATTCGTCCAAAGCAAAATCAGCGTCAATCTTATTCGACACGTCTAAGCCGCCCGCCCCCATCTCGGCAGCGAACCCGATGGTCCTTTCGATAGCGCCGGTGGCTACGGATTTTTGTGCCATCGCAAGTGCGGAAATGAACTCTATATCGAGGGGGCGACCTTGTAACTTCTCCGGCGCATCAGGCATTATACCCGCATCGAGTACTTGGTTAGTGACACGATCCACTACCCTAGACAGCCATTCCCCGTGAACTTGCTCTAGAACCGGACCTAACTGTAACATACGTTCCGCATTTACCTGAGAAAGCTGTAACTGGTTCTTAGGCTGTATACCGTCCATCTCTGTAATCGCCATAAACAGATCGAGGTACATCCCATCTTTAATACGTCCTTCTGTACTTTGTATACTTACCATCATTTCACTGACGCGCGGGTCTACGTCGTACACCGTTTCCAGTTTATTGTTGGTAGACGTGTTGATTATTACTCCGCCCGGCAGATTACGAATGGGTTGGTTTTTCAGAGAAGGCGGCCCTTGTAGTACAGGCGTCACATTCTTAGCGATACCTTTCGCCAACTCCCTCTCTTGGCCTTGTAGCTGTCTCACATCCCCAAGGATCGTCATACCTGGGCAGCTAGTGCCATAAATATCTTCTCCCGTTACTTCCCATCGCGGCACATACCCTGGGAAACCCTTAAACCCTTTCTTCTGTAAGAAAGTGTGTTTTTGCCCTTGCTCCCAATAGACGGATCGATATCTCATGAACTCCGAACTCATCTGCCCGCGCTCTTCATCCCTGAAAGGATTTAGCTCAATCAAATGTCGAACCGTATGCCAGCTACCTTTGTTATGGTTATTGAAGTTATTCCTGACGGCGATACTGACATTGCCAATGCCGAATTGCTGCACCATCTGATATGCGGTCATTTGGAATTTTCGTGCCAAACCGTCTACTATCTTCCGGCTGTTCTGAGATATATAATAGCTACCCACCGTATGAGTATAGAAACGCGCCACATCATCGAAGTCATCGACATGAGTCATGCACCCCGTACCAAATAAAATAAGCTCCCGCAACATAGTTGGCGCCATGTTGTAGAAATTGCTCTTATTCATAATTAGTAAAACGATCTTACGTAGAAGTTCAATCCACACTTTTATTTCTGGATCGCGTAAGATATCTTTATCCATCATGTCGTATGCGAACCATGGGCGGCTCGGTGACACGGCTCCGGCCAGCAGTCCAGCAGTTGCTTTAGCTAGTGCAAACGTAGCCGTGTTGTTGATGATATTCTTATGGCGCTTACCACCTCTATTGCGGTCTTCTACGAAGAACCTACCTCGGCGTGGATCGACAAATTCCGACAGGTCTTTATAGTGAGGCTCGAAAGTCTGATACTCGCGCTGCATCTCACCAAATCTGTGGTCGAGATGATCGCGGTCTTTTAACTTATCCGACTGTAGTAATTTTTCAGCCATTAGTCGCTCCTAGTAAGGTATCACGTGATACCGTATAGTCGTGCCGCTACCCGCCGAGCAGTGTCTTCCGAGGTTGGTTCTTAGGATCGAGGGTGAGAGCGCCGACGCCTATGGTTCCGTCCCTACCCTGCGCCAAAGCTGCGGTCTGCCTAGCAGTGACCTTGGCTTTCTTAACACTTTCGTTAACGCGCTTCGGGGGTGCGAGCGGAGGCGGAGGCGGAGGCGGAGGTGCGGGAGCGGAAGGAGAACTAAGACACATATCGTATATCCTTTTCAAATCACGCTACGTTAACACTCTCTAAAGGATCGAAATCATGCTCACTCATGTGGCCTTGACCTTGCGACCCTTGAGGCATTTCCACCCGAGCTACATCTTGCGCAAAATTCAACACTAGACCGTCAGCAATGTCGGGAGAATTCAAACCGCGAGCTTTCATATCTTTCTTCGTTTCGAGATGTATTTTTTCACCGGCGAGAGTATATCCGAATTCTCGCTGTGTCAAGTCGGAGAATAGCTTCGAAGCTGTCTCACGTTGGATACGGGCGATGCCCTCATCCGTAGCTATTTCCAACTCCGGCAGTGTTGGTAATATCAAGCTAGTTTTAATTGCTTCCTTACATCTGCCCCACATTTCATCACCCCGGTATCGGTAGACTTCCGGCTCAAATACTGGCGTGGTCCCGAAATTCACGGCGATGCACGGGTACCCTGAATGGTTCAAAGTATCCACCACACCGGACCCTGTGCCGCCAACATCGACAAACACAGCCGACACTTCTACCCCAAGGCTTCGGAAGAACTCTACTTTCTCAATCACCTTCATCGCCAGTTGTACGTTATCCAGCCCATTGTATATGCCGTCTCCTAGTACCGGCGCGAACGTCCTAGCATCGTGGCCTACAACAGGGTAGATGACGCTATTGTCTACGCCAAACCTCGCCACATCGACACCTATTGTTACCGCTGCATGCCTATCATTAACCGTTGGCCGCATCATGGCTCGCTGTACCCAAGATGCAGGCATGAACTGAAGGGACCCTGACGACGGGAACTCACCAAGTACCCGTACTTTTACGAAGTCACTGTCGATGCCATAATCTTCGATCCACTCTTTTATGCGCTCTTTATTCGTGATCGCGACCGTGCGACTGTCAATCTTTCGTACTATGTATCGCTTGCGTAGATCGCCCTCACATTCTTTGTGGAAGCGCCCGCTATTTCTAGTCGGGTTTCCGAAGTCAAAAACCATAGGTTCGCCATCTGTCGTTCCCCCCTCCCGCACTTCATAGATACTGTCGGGCACTGCACTGGCTTCGTCGAATATGTAGAAGGATGTTGCATTAGCGGAATGCTGCCCAGCGAAGCTTTCAGAATTCTCTTCACGGCACGTCTGCCCTGTACAGTACCATTCTTCCCCTCTGACTACGTGTTTGAAGCTCATGTTTCCCCGGCCATTGGTATATTGGAACCAGTGCGCCGTTATGGATCGCTTGTGCCACTTCCCAAGTTCCGCCCAAGTTTTAGTCCTAAGCTGTTCAACTGTGTTCGCCGTCACCGTCCCCCTACTGTAGGGCCGTGTGTCCATAATCCATTTAACGATCCAGGCCACCAGTGTGGACTTTCCGATCCCATGTCCCGAAGATGTAGCACACTGTATAGGCCGAACTGCTTTACCGCCGCGAAACCCTCGCAGCTTTACTTCCTCACCTAACTCATCGAGAAACTCGCACGCCCACTTATCCGGCCCATATCGACAGTTAAACCGCTCCCGGTATTCCGTCATCCATTCTTTGTACGTTATGGTGTCTATGCTGTTTGGTTTTAGGTCATACATCATTCCGGTGTCGGGATCGACAAAGATGTCTTCGCTTTCCCAATCCACCACTTGCAATGCTGGGTCGCTGTCCCAAGGGAACGCAAACAGGACATAGCCTAACGGGTCCGCATAGAACTCCGATATAGCGTCCGCTAGTTTGCCTTCTATCTCTAGATCTTTGTTTTCAGGCATGAAGTACTATTCTTTCTCCGTACTGTTTTTCTAACCGACGGTCGGTCATTTTTCCACCTCTTCAAATTCAGCTTCGATTGTTGGAGCCTCTATCTTCTTGACACGGTTCCGGCCAGCCATCAGCCGCTCTTCGATGCTCCCGCCTTCTGGATTGATATTCAAATTATCTTGGAACATCCCGTTGATCCTGGCTAAGCTGTCCAACGCAGCCTTCTTATCATGCGGTTTGATCTTTACCCGCTTAACCCGCTCTGCATCCTTCCCCTTTCCCTCCATGTAAGTCTCTACCGTCACTTCACCTAGCGCCGCGAACTCATCCATCGTCGCTTCACTAAAATCATATATGAACTCTCCATCGTCGGTTATGTTTAATATGTTTCCAATATTGAAGAAAGCTATCCTCGCCAACTCTTCCTGAATACGTGCCACGATATCTTTACCGTGGCGCTGTATACTGTTCCGCCGTTCTTCAATAGCTCTACGCACATCCTCCCTGCCGAAGACAGTCCATGAAGCTTTCTCGGCGACACTAGCGCTATAGCCTGCTTTTAAGAGCGCCTGCTGTTGAGTCATCCCCTGTATGTAATACTCCACCGCCCTGAAGTGACTTTGCTTCAACATACTTCCGTAGGTTTTCTGGGGACGGCCTTTCCGACGTTTTATTATCAGTGTCCGTCCTGTATTACGCGCACTAAGTAGACGACGTTCTCTCTCCGTCATCTCCATGCCGTTACCGGCCCCTATGAAAGTGCCGTTCTTTCGTCTGCTTCCTCGCTTGGCCACCGCTTAGCTCCTATCGTTTATTTTCTAACTCTACAATATGTTCTACGTTCAATGTGGAGGGCTATTTTATTTCTAACGCCGCCCTCCACCAGCCTAGTCAAGAGACACCACATCCCGTCTAAGCTAAGCGCTGCGACTACCTCCACGGTACCAGTCGAGGGGAGGTCCAGTACCTTGTGTAGCCTCGCAACGGCTTGCCGTAGGTCCGTCACTAGTTGGCATAGTAAATATTAGGAGTAGCTTCGTCAATACCTTTGATCGCGTTGGTTATCCTTGGTTTAGTGGGGCGGGTGTCTAGATTTTCAAATTTAATCGCTAACTTTTCAAAAACTGGCTTGGCGATCTAGGATGTGCGTAATCGAGGCGACCCCACGAACCCCCGAAGTCGATGTCTGTAAAGGCCCCCCACCCAATTCAAAGAGAATAAGCTCGCGAGAAATCTCTGGCCGCTACTAACTGCATTGGTATCACGTGATACCTCGGCTAGTTGGGACGTACGTTGATGCGTCATGGCTCACTGCCCAGCTAGAATAAGCGACGGCTAAGCGACGGCTAAGCGACCACCTAACTAACGCAATGCAATGTCGAAGCTCGCAGTCTTTGGCGGCAAATGAGTGTGTGGATTTAGGTTTGGCACCTTAGATATCGACCGCAATCAAATTCTCCCTAACACCGCACTAACTCTGTCCCAGCTATATCCAAAGCAATCTAGCGCCGCGATTATCCCTAGCTATGCCTTAGACAAACCAAGGAATAACCGTAGCGAATCGGCTAAAGCTTCAGCGAGCAATCGCCACCATATCAGCCGCGCATTATTTACCGGTTGCCTTGGTGCGATGCTCGTGCTAAGAACGGAACGTTACCACTGGATATCAAATGAAAGGGTAAACGTCATGCTCACTCAATTAAACATCCGCCCAACTACACAAGGCGTTGAATTGTCTGACCGCGACAGCATTGTCGTCGCTATGATAAAACGCAATTCCAACGAAAACTTTAAGCCCTGGACCGTTCATATGGACGGAGCGCATAACAACGGCTGGCATACGCTTGAAGCCGCCGAATTCTACGCGCTGGCGCTCTACGCCGATGCCCAAGGGAGTGAAGCGTCATGACTTATCCACGCTATTTCACCCTGCTAACCAAAGACACCGAGACCAGCCCATGGTCCATCGCCTTTGGTGACTACGACCGCGCAATCGTCATGCAAGAAATTGAAGACACCTATTCGAATGACATCTACAAAGTCATCGCTTGCAGCGGCGTACAAAGCGAAATTGACTTAATCGTTAGCGAATTAAACGTCACGCTAGACGATATCGTCTTAGCTTTCGTGCGTCGTAAGCGCCTTAACGAAGGCGTAACAGCTAAAGCGATATACAGGCATGTCAGAACGCATAAATACCATGGACGTTCTAGCCAATCACAAATATTTAGCGCCATGGTAAGGTTGAACGACTACGAGCGTATACGACCCGTTGCTCGCACCATGACCAGTCATCGCCGCGCTAACGGCGCATACGATTGGGTGGCGATATGACCTACGCCGCCAAAGCTTCCAACCACGCGCAACAAATCAAGCTTATCAAATTCTTGGTTAAGCACCCTAACGATTGGCACTCATTCCATGACAACAAAGAGACCGTCGCGCTAGTGTGTGCGACCGCCAACCTTGGGATACTTGAAACCAACGAACACGGGCAAATGCATCTATTATCAGTGAACCGCGCTAAGCAATTCCTTCCCTGCTAGACGATAGCCGTACAGCCCTTGGCAGCTTCTATAGCTTTATCGACGTGCTAGGGGCTGTTAAGATATCGTTTGAGTACCAACCACCATAGAAAGGAATGAAGCCATGACTATCTACCCTATTAAGCACGCTAACGGTTGTCCCGATTATCGCTACCGCGTATCCCTAGAATGGACTGGGCACACGGTAGAACATCAAGTGTTCCGTTTCTGTGATGAATACGTGTCAAGTCACTCGACACAAGGTGAAGCAATCCGCGCTTGTGAAGCGCACAACCAAGAAAGGTTTAGCTAATGTCAAAGACACATAAAGAAGTAGTAAATGCTTGGGTCAATAAAACCGCCAACTCAATGCGAGGTTACAATATCTTTTTCGAAGGGCAGTCTATTTACAGCCATGGCCACCACTTTAAGATTGCCAAGCGCATCAACATAGAGTTACCAGGCGAATGCCCTTCATTAACACGCTGCATCATGCTTCTAACAGCGCAGACCTACAGCGTACCCACGACACAACACGTAAGCATGGTCCGCCACGCTTGCGCGTATAATTGCCTAGACACTTATGAAGTGCCTAACGTTGACGCTACCGATCATGAAGCGCACGTTGCCAATCAGCTGGACATGATTGCGCGTCGCGATGCCATGCTAGTGAAAGCCGACAGAGCGCGAACGCGACAAGCTTTCTGGATCGATCAAGCTAAGAAGCTTGAAGCGTCTATCATCCGTTACGGCGAGATATTCGCCCTTACTCCGATCCATTGCGCTTTCGACCACGCAGTATACCACGGCACCTAAACGGTAGCACGTAGTATATCCGTACAGCCCTTGGCGCTATGCCAGGGGCTGTTAAGATACCGTTTGTATACCTGGAAGCTGCTAAACCTATGTTTAGCTCGTAAACACCTTAGAACGATAGAAGGATCAAGACCATGGCCACCTATAAAATCGTACGAATGTACCTACACCACGCAACCCGCACCATAGAGCGCGGCTTAACCTTAGAAGAGGCTCAAGCGCACTGCCAAGACCCTGATAGTTCCAGCACAAGCAATTCAGCCCGTGCTAAGGCTATTACGCGCCGCGCTAATGGTGCTTGGTTTGACGGCTACAAAGAGGAGTAGAACCGTGGAACGTTATGGAAGCGAACTATGTCAAGCCGACAAAGACCACGTATTAGCGGCATACGTATATCGGTTTACTGGTGACCATATACCTAGCTGGTACGCTATAAACAGACCAGACGGCAAGCCATACAAGCTACAATTCGTCGATGACCTAGACTGGCTCAACAATACCCTATTCAAAACACGTATCGACGGCACCTTAGACATGCGAACGCACCGCTGCATGTCATTCCCTACTTGGCCCGACGGAAAGGATTAAGTTTCTCTTCCTTCCCGGTAAGCAATAGCCGGGCCATGCCTCCGCAGTCTTATGATTGCGGGGGCATTTTCTTTAGCATAAAACGAAACTCCGCAGCATTCTCTTAAGTAGAGTACGAAACTCCATAGCATTTCTTTAACCTTTCAATAGTGGTATGACGTGATACCAAACCATATTTTAATTAACCATTTTTAAAAGACTAATAATCAACAATAAACCCTTAAATAAACACTTGCATTATTTGTGCTGGTTAGAGTACTACATACTCTTTAACCCAAGCACACTAATTTTTATGCTTCTCTGTGCTTTAGCTGTGCCTTATATATTTTAAAGCACAGGTAACAATATCAACTACTTAACTCACTTTAGCTTAATCTAAGGCACAGGTTAAGCTCAACTTAAGGCACATGCCAAATGGCCCAAGACCTGTGCCTTAACCTGTGCCTTAAGTGCTAAAAACCTGTGCTTTAGCTGTGCCTTAAATATCAAGAATTATAACGCCAAACACCTTTATTTTCATCATAACAGTCCCATATTAAGTGGTCTTTATCCATTAATAGACAGTCCATATGTTTAGTTCTTATGGTGGATGCGGCTAAATTGATTATCTTATTCTTAGCAATTGCAGCCGATAATAGGCTGCGTGACCAATCCTTGACTGGTACCTTTTTTATAGCTCTATAAGCAACATCGCGGATCATTTCGTCAATCCCTTCGCTATCCACCTTATTACGGCGCTTCTTTTTACCTTTCGATTGTTGTTTATCTTCGATAGACTGTACGGTTGCTTTGGTGTTGCGCGGTGGTGTCGATGCGACTAAGCTTTGTTTATGTTCAAAGACATGGACTAGTTTAGGTTTGTCCCATTCGGAAGCGTCTTTTTGTTTGGTATTCGATATCTGTACATAATGAGGATCGCGCTTCTCCATTACAAATTCGGTGTCAACGTCCGCACCGAATACAGAACTACCACGCGCTCTATCATCCGACCCGTGGCCTGTATGGTGAACGGTTAAGACTGCACAACCAAGTTCCTGCTGGATAGTCTGGATTAGTAAGGTGAAAGCAGACGCATCTTGTTGGCTATTTTCATTTAACCCCTGCATCGACCGGGCCACGGTGTCGAGAACAACAAGCTTATATTTGTCGGCTTTCAAAAGTGCGTAATTTATGAAGTCCTCAATGTCTTCTTCGGTCGGGTGCGGTACGGGATCGGCTAAAAAGAAGTTAGATACTTCATCACCTTCTAAGTGGTAGCTTTCCCAAGCTTCGATGCGGTGCTTAAAACCGCCCCTTCCTTCGCCCGCAGCGTACAGTACAGCGCCTTTGTCCTTAACCGAGCCCCACAGGCCCCGCCAGTCCTTCACGTCGCTGTAGTACCTATCTCCGCCGCAAGCTATGGACATGGCCATGTCTAAGGCAACAAAGGTTTTGTAAGTGGAGCGTGGGCCAATAAGCATTGAATACGAGCCTTCGGGCAGGACATCCTCAATCAACCATTCCGGGGGTTTTATATTTTTGATGCCTTCGCGGTCGATAATACGAAACCGGCCAACGGTGATTTGCGCCGTGTCGCCTTTAGCGCTTTCGGCTTCTTGCTTCACCCGTTTGAATAGTTTCTTGCGCTTTGCGGCTTTGTAGCCCTTAGTCAGGTTTCCGGGCGGGCTCGTATTGTAGGTATAGCCATTGACTATTTTCTGCTCTAAATGTTCTATCTGTTCGTCAGACCAGGGAGGATCGCAACGGGGGTTCCAGTGCTCCCACATAAGGTCGAAAGCAGTTTCAGGTGATACGCCGTAAGACTTGCACATGGCCGCTGTACGATAAGCCATTTCATCGCCATTGCGTCCATCGACAGCGATCTGTGCTTTCTTTTTTAACCACTTGGTTAAGTCCGCTATACTTTCAGGCAGGTCAGGTTCGATAATCCACTCATCGCGGTCTTCGCTTACATCCCGTTTTTTACCGGCCACCTCAACCAACCTATCAGTGCGGTAAGCTGGCTTCCCTTCTTCTTCCCAGGTGTAGACGCCATCTTTTGTTTTTGAAGGTGCTAGAAGGACGTATGAGTTGTGCGATCTTATGTCCACGTGGTCTGCGATCTTGCCAGCGGATAGTGGTATTATTTCATCTCTATCTTTACGATAGAAATGATGTTCGCCACCTCTAGGCGTATTCTGTATTAGATGAGTGTCAGGTAAGTTTCCGACATTCTTAATTACCTCGCCCCATTCGGAGCCAGGGTCAAAGTCTAAAACTACCATACCAGCCGCGCCAACATCCAAGGCGATATTAGCCTGTGGCCACAGCGTCCACCAATCGGCTATTTGCTTTTTATTTGTTGTCGCGTCTAACACACCACTGTCGGTATATGGTTTCTTGTTTGCCCTTGCGGGGAATATAGGCCAGCCCCTCGCCGCGTAGGCGAGTGCTTCATCCTTCATATTAGGCATTGGTGTCCTGTTCAATAGTATTTTTGGGGGCGTTTACTATAGGCTGGAAGTAATCGCCTGTCAACGTTACTCTGTTTACTTGCGATATTTGGTGTGTCGTGATACCAAAATTGCTTAAGAAAATTCAGCTAAGCCATTGGTTTATTAGGGGTGTTGACAGATACTAATATTTCCTATATACACGCGTTTCGCTCCCGTCTCGAATTAGGTAGGGGACTTGTGTCACTCCCGAGTCGCTTTTCAGTACGGTGAACTAATCCGGGGCGGGGGCGAGCTAACATGTAGTGGAATTGGAGAAGCACATGAAGTTTCAAATATCTTGCAATGTAGAAATCCGTCCGCTTGAAAAAGCTGAAACTGATGGTGGGGAAAGGTACCTCGTACTTGTAGCTGATTGGCGTATTGGCACACTTATCGCGCTTTCAGATGGGGGTGGATTTAATTTCTTTGCGGTCCGAAGTAGTGCGGTCGAACACCACTTAACAATCCTAGACTTCCTTAACAGTCTCCAAGACATAGGCACGGGGAGGGTGATGTGATGTCATTAATTAACTGCGTTATTTTTAACCGCTGGACTGGCGCAGCACAGGTTACTGCCGAGATTGAGTGCGCTGAAAACACTTCTTTAAGGGTAAAGATAGGGCTAGCGGTAGGGCGGGCGCTAGAGATTGGTGCTAATTTGAGTGGCGCTGATTTGAGTGACGCTGATCTAAATAACACTGATCTAAGTCACGCTGATTTGAGTGACGCTGATTTGAGTGACGCTGATCTAAGTGACGCTAATCTAAGTCACGCTGATCTAAGTCACGCTAGTCTAAATCACGCTGATTTGAGTGTCGCTAATCTATGTGGCGCTGATCTACGTGGCGCTAGTCTATGTGGCGCTGATCTACGTGGCGCTAGTCTAAATCACGCTGATCTACGTGGCGTTGATCTATGTGGCGCTGATCTACGTGGCGCTAGTCTAAATCACGCTGATCTACGTGGCGTTGATCTGATAGACGCTGGCCAAAGCACCCGAGGCTACCGCCATATCGGCTGGTTAAATAAAGGCGTCACTGCTATTCGCGGCGGCTGTCACGATTTTACGATAGCCGAGGCGCAAGCTTATTGGGGCGTGAGTTATGAAGGTAGCGCCGACCCCGCCGAAATTAATCTTAAGATTGACTTGATCGAGGCTGAAGCTAAGCGACGCGGCTGGAGGGTAGAATAATGCCTGGACGAGCTAAAGCCATCGACCTCATTTTATCCTGTCCGCAGTGCTGTGAACGCCACATCGATGACGGCGAATGGGTGGATCGAGGCCACCATACTCATGCTTGCCAGTTCTGCGGTCTAGTGTGGCGGCCTGCTATCGAGTTTACTCGTGGTGTGCAATCTCTGCCGGGGTTCCTTAACGAAGCGGTTGAAGTCGCTATTGAGGAATTACCTAAGCGCATTTGCCAAGAGCCTGTCGATCCGCTTGGGGATGAATTCGAAGACGTTCGCCTTGCCATAACGCCGGATGGGGAACTCTACGCTAGAGACGGCCTTATGGCGTATGTGAACGACGGGGATTTGTGTGTTCCGGTTAAAGGTATTCTAGGTGCTGATTGTCAAGCCATTCGGCAATCCGATGAAATGTACTGCGTCAAATGCGACTTGCGCTGGAGCTTTGACGACCCCGTGCCTCCTATTTGCGGAGATATCAAAAATAACGTTTGACATTCTTTGGTATCACGTGATACCAACGTCGCACCACACACCAAACTTTAAAAAGGAAGACATCATGGCTACGAAAAAGAAAGCGGAAACCAAAAGCAAAGCCAAGCCGAAGAAGGCTCGCGAACTGTCCGAAGCGGAACAGGTCGCGGCCACCAAGATTGCCCAAGCGAGGGACAAGGCTAAAGCCGCCAACGCCAGCGCACGGGATGCCGAGCGGGAAGCCAAGCGGTTTAAGCGCCAAGCTGACGCCGAACGGGACAAGACGAACAAGGAACTGAAGGAAGTTGCCGCCAAGCAGCGTACCGAGCGCAAGCTTGAAGCGACGGCGACCGAAATCAATGTCCGGTTTAAGAAAGCATCGAAGCTCTCTGGTCAAGCTGACGACCATCGCTTGTCGGCTGCATGTCGCTTAGCGGTCGCTAAAGAACAGTGTACTGATGTTGGTATCAAATTCCAGGATTGGGTTGAAACTAATATCGACCAAGGATGGCAAACTGCCCGTAAGCTGGTGGCCATCGGAGTTGCGGAAAACGAAGACAAGGGCGCTGGTGCGCTTATGCTTGAAGACCTGCGTAACCGTAACAAAGCGGCGAATAAAAAGTCCCGTGCCGCCAAGGGTACGGACGATGGACGGGGTGCCGGTCCCAGTGCCGCGCCGTCTGCGCCGAAGGTAAGTTCTTTTGACCAAGTGCAGAATGCTTTGAAGTCGATGAAGCCGGAAGAACGTGCGCTTAGTATTAAGAGCATTGCCGGCAACAACGGATTGACTGTCGTAACGGATGCCGAAGCCAAAGCGGTTAAGAGCCGTAAGGGTAAGAGCGTGTACGATACCACGGTTGATGCTTTTAACAACATGTCTGTTAAAGCGCAGATGACGTTCGTTCGTTGGGCGGCGGCAGAGCTTGGCCTGGACGTGTCCGACGGTGCCGATGTCAAGGAAGACGCTGGCTATGTTCCTGACGAAAACCTTGAGCCGGGCGACATGCCTCCCATACCGAAAGCGCTTCAACGTCCTGCGCCGAAGAAGAAAAAGAAGAAGAGCAAGAAGTAGCACGCAGACTATTCAGTGCCGGGTCGCCTTTGATTAGGCGGCCCATTTCTGCGACCGAATTTACTTCACTGGATGGTATCACGTGATACCAGATTGAAAGGAAGACGAAACATGTATAAGACATTTAGAACTGATACCGCACACTTAGTCGCCGTCAGGAAGGACCTCGGTCTTACCACGGTAGCGTTAGCTGAACTGCTGCACGTATCCTCAAATGCTATCAGCAAGTGGGTGAAGAACAATGACGCCCCGAAGTGGACTTTGATCGCGGTCGAAGGATTGCGGCGTCGCGTTAAGAATCGATCCAACCAACCTGAAGTTTTCGTCGTCACTGTGAAGAGTGGCAACGAGCTAGATGCTTTTGTGTCGTTCTGCACGGCGTTAAGCATTGATAATGTACGATTGGGTTCAAGGGACGGGGGAGCGTAGGTATGAAACGATATAATATGAATGATATGTTGGCGGCGCTGATCGACGGAGCATCAGCGGGATTGAATAACGCCAGCGAGCGTGCACGCTTATCCAGGCAGCGCTCTAGGAAACACGAAATGAACTATGTCGCACCTAACCCGGACCTGGATGCGGTGAAGTATGCTTCCTTGTGTTCGATCCGGGTTAAGCGCTGGTATGGCAACCATAATCCGAACCTCGAAACACCGCCGGCGCACATCTTCGAGAAACTGCAAACCGTCCGCCGCATGGATAGTCAGCTAGAAAAATTGAGGAAAGAAAACAATGCCAAGTAAGCGTAAACTCAAAGCTCAAGCCGTGAAGCTGACAAAGACCCAAACACGGAGCAATGCAGTTCTACGGCTATTCGCCATCCACGATGATGTGGTGGATGATATTGTCGTGGGTCCGGTAGCGAGTCAGGGGGTGTACTTTGAAGATAAGATATCCGCCAAGCGTGCGCGGAACACCTTAAACGAAGGACTGTCACCGCCACGATACTTCGTTGTCCTCGGCCCTGACCATCGCCGCTACATCCAACCTTGAAAGGAACCAACATCATGGAAATAGACAAAGACATCACATGCCACCAGTGCGCCCACTCCGCGCCCGCACCTAGCCCTGGCAACCCTGACCTAACGGAGTGCCGCTACTGGCCACCTACACTAGCGCTGATCCCCATTGCGCCACAGCGTAACGCTCCTAAGCTAGTGGGCGCACAGCCTAACGCCCCTAAGCTGCTGAAGCAGTCCGGGTTTCCGAATTGCCATTTAATCTGTGGCCAATATATGCCTTCAGATTTAGAGGACGAGAGCGACATATTCCCAAGCTCAACCACTGTTGGCGACATCGATAATAAGGCGGCGGTCATTCATGCTGCTGGGTGCTCGTTCCAGAATACGGATGTATGCGACTGCGGCGCGCATGAAAATGCTCTAGGTGAAGTAGCTAGTAAAGCAACAACGTCTCCTGTCCATTTCGCCGGGTGTTCATTTTATGATACCGGGGGATGTGATTGTGGCGTAGTTAGTATCACGTGATACCAGCGTAGCTATATCTGACCTTACTACATACTTAGGAGAAAGACCGTGGAACGGAAAATATTAGTGCTTCAAGCACTGTTGGCTGGGAACCTCATCAACTTAGGGATGATCCTCGCGTTCATTGCTGACCGTGATGAGACCGGTATCACTCTGATACTTGTCTCTTGGGCGGCAGCTTATTTAGGCGCTTTCTACGCCGTGTCTTCAAAAATATGGTATAGCGACGGCACGGTTATTCCGCTTAGTGTTTCAGGCTGTAGAAGGGCGATAAGCTGGAGCCTCGATCTACTGTGCATCGGCACTAGCGTTACTGGGTTCATCCGCACCATGTATCAAATATTCTACCTAGGATAAGCACATGCCTTCGATCAATGAAGCTGCGGCTATAACCAACTTGCTGAATTCACGCGCGGGGATAATTAAGTTCATCCGCGACGTATTCGGCATGGAGAGCTTACGTATCTTCGTAACCAACAACGTAGAAGAAGAGCCAGAGGTAGTAGATACGCCCTCTGAATTTATGGGCTTGTTTGGTTGGAAGGCTCGGCACACTGCTGAGCCAAAGCAAGGCATCCACTTCCTTGACGGCGACGATAAGGCCATACAGTCATTCCTACTTATATATCTTCGGGACAAACTAGCTGATGTCGATATGCAGCTACTCGACGCTGGATTTGATTTCCCCGACGGATACGCCGATGAACTGAAAAAGTACGAAAACAAAATGCTTCGGTTTAAAGTACCTACTCGTTCGCACGGTCAAGTGAGGTTTAAGAAGGACGATAACGAAAGCGAAGTTATAATTAAATTTGGACCTAACGGGAATAAAGAAGACTTCCTTAATTTAGTCGAAGAACAAGGGGAGTCGCCTACAGGGTGTTTAGGTTGCCAAGGAACTGATGGTAGCTGCACTATATGTGGTGGTAAAGGCTACCTTGCATGAAGCGCAGTAAGCATCCTGACGTAATAGCGAGCCGGGCTACCGAGCCTCTATTCTTTCACGCTCCGTCGCCGGAATGGAACGATAACGTGCCTGACCCATACCAACACGCTGCGGTGGAGTACCGTATCTCTCGACGACATGCTTTATTTGGTGACGCGCCTGGATTGGGTAAGTCGGCAGAGGCTCTGTTGTTCGGTAACGCTATCAAAGCAGACTACACTCTGATAATTTGCCCTGCCGCGCTTCGGCTTAATTGGGAGCGCGAAGTAAAGATGTGGACTACTATTGAGGGGGCCACCACTTACCCTGTGTTGAAGTCTAAAGACGGCGTAAGTATCGAACATAATTTTGTAATCATTTCGTACTCTCTTTTAGCTAATAAAAATCTAGTGGCGGCGCTGCTTGACGTAAGATGGGACCACCTCATACTAGATGAGGCGCACGCCTTGAAGGACCCAAAGGGGAACACCCGTACAAGAGCCATATGTGCCCCCGATATGCTGGCCGGCGCGGTCGATAGGATATCTATGCTTAGTGGAACGATTTTACCAAATCAGCCAATCGAGTGCTATAACGCCGTCCGTCTGCTTTCTTGGGACGCCATCGATAACATGTCTTTGGAGGCTTTCCGAAACGAGTACTATGAAGAGGGCAGTGGGTTCGTCAGGGGTCCGGTATTAGTTACGGAAGACGACGACGGTAATGAGCTAGATGACCCATACTACGTAAACAAACTCCACTACTCCGCGTCGGTTCGAAACAAACCAGTGAACTTAGATGACCTTCAATACCGTTTACGTAAGAACGTTATGGTGCGCAGGCTCAAAGAGGATGTTCTAAAGCAGCTTCCTCCTAAGCAATGGCATCCATTCCCGCTAGAGACTACTGTCGCCATACGTAAGGCGTTGAAGCACCCTGGATGGGAGGACGTTAATAAGCTGTACCAGATGAACCCGGAAGCGTTCAACGTTGGCATACCTATCGATGGCGAGATCGCTACGGCGCTGCGTGAGCTTGGTGAAGCTAAAGCACCGGGAGTTGCGGACTATATTGAAGAACTGCTGCGGTCGGGCGTCCATAAAATACTTGTAGGGGCGTGGCACCGGAACACTGAAGATGGCGTGGCCAACTCTGGTCTAAGTGTCCTTCACTATCTCCGTAAACGGCTAGACAAATACGGTTTGGTCTACATGGATGGTACTACGAGCGCCCGTAACAAACAGAAAGCTGTCGATGAATTTCAAAATCTACCGGAAGTCAGGATCATACTTGGACAGCTAATAACGGTCGGGGAAGGTTGGACCTTATCAGCCGCTCAAGATGCGGTCTTTGCTGAATTCTATTGGGTGCCAGGGAAGAACGACCAACTCCTAGACAGGCTCCATAGACGCGGCCAAGAGGGTGAATACGTCATAGGCCACGTTCCTATAGTGCCGGGGAGTATGGACGAACGGGTTATAGGTACTGCCGTCAATAAAGATAGACATATCCACGCAACCTTAGATAAGGAAATCTGAAATGACTAAATTAGATCACTACTATGATGATGCTCGGCATTTAGTTGGCTGGGCTATGCGCGAGGGTTACTTGGTTAAGTTTAGAAACCTCAAGTACAATAGGCGGGATTTAACCTATTTGGAAAATATAATAGTGAGTAAGGGTAGGGGCACTATAGAAGTGTTGCTTGGAGAAGCCGTTATAGCTACTGCATCAATTTTTCCTCCTTCGCCCATGTCGTCGCATTCTGTACAGAAATGTGAGCCTTCAGTCTTTATGGATGAGTGGCAAGAAGCTTGGGATGAGTTTAAGAACGAGGTACTCACTGCCAAAGTGGAAGAAGATGGCGTCCTTAAAGAGGCTGCGCATGCTTCCGATTGTGCGATATTACACAATAAACCAGCTTACCCAATTCAATGGTGTGACTGTCATCTATCTGAAAAGCCAGGTGAGGATTTAAGCACTCTCTTAGGTCACATTGAGAAATTCATCGCAGGCTGCGACACGCTGTCTGTCGGTAAACATAACTACGCGTTAACCGGTGCCGCTGCTGCGGGAGAAGCTGCGCGGCGATGGGTTAAGAAGGCTCAAGAGAATTTGTAGAATTCGTTCGCGATGATGCGGGCGTTACCAGGTATCACGTGATACCTCAACTTGGGAGAAGACGCTATGGATGAGACTAGAGATAGAGAAGTTGATGTCGCTGGTAAGATTATCGAAGATGGTTTAGCGGCGCAAGCTGATGCGAGGGCAAGGTCTTCGATAAATCAAGCCCATGAGTTGTCCAAAATTATTAAGGAATTTATAGATACTTGTTCCAACATAGGCACAAGTAGGGAGTTAGCGCTCGCAAGAACGAACGCTGAACAGGCTTTGATGTGGGCGACTAAACACGTCCACATGAAATAGCCTTAATCGGGGATCAAACGATCCCATAACCAGGAGAAAGACGTTATGCCAGAGATTAAGAAAATCAGTGTTGAGATTGGCGACGGTGGAGAACGTTACGTCTCTATCGAAGCTGTAATGCCTCGTGGTGAGGAACTCGAACCCGATGATGTCCCTCGCTTGCTTAATTTGCTGGAGGAAGCAAACGGTAGCGAGACATCTGAAGAGGAAGAGGCGGAACCGGAGAAGCCCAAACGCCAACGCCGTCGTTCGAAGAAGGTCGAAGAGCCGGAAGAGGAAGAGGCCGAAGAGAGGCCGAAGCGCCGTCGTCGTTCGAAGAAGGACGAAGAGCCGGAAGAGGAAGAGGCCGAAGAGAGGCCGAAGCGCCGTCGTCGTTCGAAGAAGGACGACAGTGACGACGATGGTCCGACCAAGGAAGACGTAGCAAAGGTCGCTTCTGACGCTGCTGAAGTCTTGGGCGCTAAATTCACTGGGCAGATCATCGCTGACTATTCTAAGACGGGTAAGCTTGACGATATCCCGGCGAAGGAGCGTCAGAAGTTCATCGATGAAGTGAACCTTGAACTCGAAGATGGGGACTAAGAAATGGCAGTGAGTGAATTGAAAGCTCACTCACCTCTGGGCGGAAGCGGGGCACATCGATGGATGGTGTGTTCCGGTTCCGTCTACCAGAGTGACGGGCTGACTAACGACGGCGAAGACTATACTCGTGAGGGCCAAGCTGCGCATGTCCTTGCAGAACTGTGCCTCTCCCACGGTCATGAACCTTGGGAGTTAATCGGACACATCATAACATCGGATGGCAAAATTTACGAAGATGGCGACGTACCATTAGAATACAACAGTGGTTTACTTGTTACAGTCACTAAAGAGATGGCTGACGCGGTGCAGTATTTCCTGCATATCGTCAATGAATGGCACCCTGACCGGAACCAAGGTAATTCTTGGGTCGAACGCAGGTTCCACTGTCCTGGCATACATCCTGATTTCTATAGCATGTCGGACTTTTCATACTTCTCGGAAGAAAACGTACTACATGTCTACGATTACAAGCATGGCGCAGGCATCGTAGTTGAAGTCGAGAAGAACCCGCAATGTCTTTACTATGCTGCTGGCATCATCGAGGACCTGATGATTTGGGACACTGTGACTAAGGTTGTTCTACATATCATACAGCCCCGAGGCTGGCACCATGATGGGCCTCATAGGACTTGGGAGATATCGCCAGATGACTTAGACGCTTGGCTGTTCGATGAATGTGTACCGGCTATGGAACGCACAGAGGTATCACGTGATACCGTTGCCGGCGAACATTGTCGGTTCTGTCCTGCACGTGGCCACCAGTGCCCCGCGATCATGGAAACCATGGAAGAACTACAAGGATTATTGATGATGGCTTCAGGAACGAAAGGTGCGGACGCTCTAACGAACGCACAGCTTGGTCGCATTATTGAATTGCAGTCTCTATCGAAGATTGCTTTCAAAGCGGCAAACACAAAAGCATTTCAACTCCTAACCAACGGTAAAGAAGTACCGGGGTTAAAACTGGTAGCTTCTCGCAGCAACCGCAAATACAAGAAAGGTGCGGAGACTGCCGCTAAGAAGAAATTCGGCAAGCGTATGATGTCTAAACCGACGTTTCTATCGCCTGCCCAATTGGATGCGCTACCGGAAGGTAAAGCATTCACTGCTAGATGGGCCTTCAAACCCAAAGGCAGTACCACCGTGGCGGTCGAGGGCGACCCTCGCCGTCGCATTAAGAGGGACGCTAAGTCGCTCTTCAAACCTATTAAGAAAGGCTAACTACCATGGCTAAGAACAAAGACGACAATCAAGACACTACCTTCACCCTGCCCCGTGGCCGGGTGATTAACTGCTCGCTGTTTGTTAAGGATGCTTTCAACGATAAAGCAGTACCTTCGTATAAGATCGAAATTGCGATCCCCGAAGATGATCCTGCGTTGATCGATTTGGAAAACAAGCTGTTCGATGCGGCGGACGAGCATTGGGGCGAGGGTGCCGGGGATGATGAGGATTTGGTTATCCCTCTTCTCGACGGTAATCGCCTTGCTAAGAAGCGCCGCAAGAAAAATAAGGATGGTGACGCTTACGATAAGATGGTCGTTATCCGTGCAAACACAATCTATTGTTTGGATGGTTCTGACGGGCCGGGAGGCATCCAAGTGTTCGATGAAGAAGTCGAGCCCATTGAGCCTGTTCGTAAGGCCGCAGTCTACCCCGGTTGCTATGGTGAAGTCGCCGCTAACATCGGATACTACGAGGATGACGATGGCAATAATGCTATGAAGTTCTACCTGTCCGCTTTCCAGAAGACGGGAGATGGCGAACCGTTGATCCGTTCGGCGGATCGGTCCAGCTTGTTCAGCAAGACCGGCACAGGTACGGGTGGCGCAACTCGTAAGCGTCGGTCCCGCAAAGCTCGCGACTAAGCTACCAACCGCCACGGTATCTTCGGGTGCCGTGGCGGTGTTAATTTTAGGGAGCACACCTTATGGGAATGTCTAAAGCTTTGCTTACTATGGCTGGTCAAGATTTAATAGAAGAATTTTGTCAAATAAACAACATGAGTTGTCCTTCTATAGAAAAAACGCACATTGACGATTGGCGTTTTGGAGTATGCGCTTACTACAGGTACCATACTATACATGTATGCCCAGCTAAATGCGCTAACATAGGATTTGCAGCTAGGGCTTGGTCATTCCCCGGATATGTAATAGATCGCACACCTTATGGCGTCTTAGCACACGAATTAGGCCACGCTATCGATTTTGGTCTAGGTAAAACACAGGACCGTTATCATTCTGAATTTAGCGTGGGGTTACGGGCTAAATCAGGAGAACGTAAGTTGACGGGGTATTGCCCTAATGACGCCGAGTGGTTCGCAGAAATGTTTAGGTTGTTTGTAACCAACCCAGATTTGTTGAACCACCTAAGACCTAAAACGTACTATCTCATTCGTAGCCATGACCTTAAGCCGGTAGAGAACAGACCTTGGTACAAAGTTTTAAAAGAAGCACCCGAACGGACCATCAATCAAGCTGCTAAAAAAATAGAAGGCAAATCTAGATAGTTTAACTGGTATCACGTGATATCCCCCAACTTGAAGGAAGAGAACCATGACAAGATTTATGACAAAAGAAGAAGCATGCGCCACGGGGTTCGGTGGACTATTTGATGTCGCGTACTGCAACGCTGTAAATGGAGGGCCGTTTAATAACGCAATAAGTTCTCCATTCCCTCCGGCTTATTGTAAGTCCGTGATGCACCACGTCTGGGTGAGTGGCGCTAAAGAAGGCATGAGGCAACGCCATATTTCTAACACTAAGAAAATGATTCAAGAAGGTATCGACGCTCGAATAGCGATGGATAGGCACGCCATGGAAGAAAAAGCTTTCGCCACGGCGTTAGCGTTCGTAATCTCCATGCGGAATGTCTGGGGGTTAAAGACACCTAGTGACGCCGCAGGCATACTTCGCCTCACTAAAGAAGCTGCTAGTTTAGTGGAGGAACACAGCGCAGAAGAACGAGATATGGTCGATGTGGGGACAGACGAAGACTACGGCGTCAATTCGGAAATTGGAGTGTTGAACGAAAACGAAAACGAAAACGAAAACGAAAACGAAAACGAAAACGGGAACATCGCTATAAACCGAGAAACACAGCTTAAGATTTGATTCAGGTCGTCCGTAACCTAGTCTAAAAAAGGGTAGCACCATGGCGATCATCGCTTTCGATTTCGAGACTAAGAGCTACGCTGACCTTAAGAAGGTGGGGTCGTGGTGCTATTCGGAAGACCCAACAACGGAAGTTATTTGCTGCGCTTATGGCATAGGTGATGCGGATATCCAATCCTGGTGGCCGGGTAAAGAACTGGCGGATATCCAAGCTTGGGTGAACGGTGGCAGTATTGATCGTGATATGCCGCGCGATCTTTACGTGGCGTTAATGGATGGAGACAGCCTTGAAGTTCACGGGTCGCATTTCGAGTACGCTATCTGGACTAACATCTGCATACCTAAGCACGGTTGGATCGAAGTTCTCCCGCACCAATGGCGTGACACCATGGCCACCGCTTCATACTATTCAATGCCTCCAGGACTGGACAGGTTGGCTAAAGTGATTGGGCTACCAGGGAAGAACCCTGAAGGTGGTAGGCTCATCACTAAGTACTCTAAGCTACATCTTAAGACCGCTAAGGACCATATCCCAGACCATGAATGGGTAGAGTGGGGGGACATGACGGCTACCGAGCGGGAAAATAACCCAGATGCTAGAGAGGATGGGGGATATTACTGCGAAGATTTTATGAAGTTTGTAGAGTACTGTGCGGACGACATAAGACAGCAGCAAGGCATCAGTAGCTATCTCGGCGATCTTCCTGAAACAGAGTTACTAGTGTTTCGGCTTGACCAAGAGATAAATATTCGTGGGCTGTTATTGAACGAAAACAGTATTGACGATGCGATGGCTATAGTTGATGTCAGAGCGTCAGAACTCTACGACGAATTCAAAGAGATAACTGGCTTTGCTCCTACGCAGCACGCTAGAATTATGGAGTGGTTAGAAGATCGCGATGTGCCTATGGACAATCTCCAAGCGGAGTACATAGAGGAAGTACTGGAAGGTGAAAAGAATTTTATGCCAGAGGGAGAAACACTTCGGGCATTACAGATACGGGTGAAGTATAATAAAGCTTCGACTAAGAAACTAGCCGCAATGATCCGGCACCGAGGTAGGGATGGGCGTGCTAGGTTCCAATCGAAATATCATGGGGCGAGTACAGGGCGATGGACGGCGCAAGGTTTTCAGATACTAAACCTATCTAAAGGTTTCGAAGGTGTTCCGCCCGATCAACTGATAAAAGATTTACGGCACCGTGACCCTGTATGGCTTGACATTATGTACGGTGATGCGATGGAGGCCGTCGGTAAAGCCTCTCGACACCATATAGTCGCCGACAAAGGTAACAGGATAATCGCTGGAGATTTCGTATCGATCGAAGCCGTACTTCTAGCGTGCCTAGCGGAAGAAGAATGGAAAGTAGAAGCTTTCCATCGCGGCGACCCCATATATGAGTTGATGGGTTGTTCTATCCATAACTTACCTCCCGACGCTGTGGCGTTAGCCAAACGTGACAAAGATTTATTTAAACACAAATATCCAGCAGAACGCTTCGATGGCAAAACTGGGGAATTAGCTTTCGGGTACCAAGGCGCGTTAGGAGCATGGCGTAAATTCGACAACTCTGACACACATACGGACGAACGTATCATAGAGATTTGTCAAGCATGGAGAGCTAAGCATCCAGCTATCGTAGACTTTTGGTATGCCTTAGAACGAGCAGCTATTGAGTGTCTCAACACCGGTAGAGAGACGTATGTAAACGAAATAAGTTTCAAGATGATTGACGATTGGTTGTCGATGCGCCTACCTAACGGTAAGCGTATCTGGTATTTCAAACCAGAGCTACGGTTAACCATGCCGCAATGGCATAAGCCATCAGAATGGCAAGACTGCGCGGACGGGACTTGCTACTGCCAAGAACGCTTACAACTAACTTACATGTCGCAGAAATCCGGGCAATGGATACGGGTTTGGACCTACGGCGGAAAGCTGGCGGAGAACGCAACACAGGCCACGTCTAGGGAGATACTAATACCCGCGATGTTCGGTCTTCGGGAGCATGGCTATAAAATAATATTTTCTGTATACGATGAAATCGTGACCGAACAAAGTGCGAAGTTTGGCAGCGTTAAGGAAGTTACGGAGATAATGGCGGAGTACGCTAAACGTGGCGGGTGGTCCGCAGACTACCCTATTAAAGTTGATGCTTGGGAAGGAAAGGTATATAAGAAATGATACTAAAATTCACCAGATGGAGAGATATGTTAGCTAGGCGCACAAGCCCACTATCTAACTACCACGTGCGAGAGGTATCACGTGATACCTACGAAGATAACGACATAGGAGACACGTGTGGTCGGTATCTAGTGATCGACGGTACGTTTGACCGAGCCGATGGAAAATACTTACTCATCTTAAAGGACGTAGAATGACTAGCACATTTAAGTGTACTACGGTAGGTATAGACCCTGGCGTATCTGGTGCTATCGCGCACCTTAAACCTGACGGCGCTCTACGGGTGTGGGATATTCCAGTACGCGACGTAGCTACGAAATCTCGGAAAAGTAAAAAACGTCGGGAGATTGATGAACTAGTTTTAGTCAGTTTAATGGATAGTTTAAACGGTACAGTATATTTAGAAAGTGTCAGTGCTATGCCTGGACAGGGGGTGTCTTCGATGTTTTCGTTTGGTCAATCTTTCGGAGTTATCCGGGGCGTACTATCGGCGCTGGAGTATGAGTATAGGTTAATCCGTCCTACGATCTGGAAAAACTTCTTTGGCATAGGAGCGAATAAAGAAACAGCATTGCTTAAATGCCTAGAACTATTTCCCGACAATGAAACGCTGTGGTTTGGTCCGAACGGTGGCCTATTAGATGGACGATGTGAAGCTGCTTTACTAGCTTTTTATGGACGAAATAAGGAAGAACTATGACTGACATCAGCAAGAAATTGACAGAAGAACGTGGCAAAACCTACGGTCATCCTCGGGATGACTTCGAGCGCATATCGTCCATGGCTAGAAGCCTTGAAGTTTGCTCTGATCCGAAGGTCAAGCACGCTCTCTACATGATCCTAGTTAACGTATCTCGGCTAGTGCAGACGCCAGACCATCAAGACAGTGTGGACGACATCAAAGGCTACGCTGAAACTATCAATATGCTGCATACAAAAGATGGGGTACCGGAGGACAGTGAGTCGTCATGGGATTGCCGTATGTGTCGTAGGAACAATGTCAGTTTACTAAGTATCGCCCGATGCGAAGACCCTCGCTGCCATATGAGGAACTATTTGAAGATGTCTTATCCTACTGTGGAGAGGCGGAGTGCTTCCGACTTGTTGACGAATTGCTTATCGTGTGGTAGCCGTGACCTGACTATAGAAGACATTGAGAAGTGCAGTGATAGTAATGCTAATTGCCCTTACGCCTCTTGTAAGGACATGTTAAAAAATTACCAAGCCATGATGGCTATCTTGGATGCTGACGATGCGCCTCTTCCGCCGACAACACCGCCCATGCTATTCGCTTGTAGCGCATGCAACAAACGCGGGCTAACTATAGAGGATATCGACGAGTGTAGAGAAAGTAATAATGGATGTGAATTCTCACACCCTATGAGGATTTAGCCCCCAAAAATCTTAGCTATGCTGGGGAATACGTTCCCCAGTCCAGCTAGGACACCGGCTCCAGCCCCACCTGCGGTAGTGTATTTTAACACCATAGGTCCATACTTCTTAAGCAGTCCTGTCACCTCTGCACCAGTGGCCTCGACCCCCAGTATTGCTTGGAAGCGGTCACGGTCTTTGTTCAACTGTTCGTAAGCAATGAGTAATTCGCTACGGGTTACTTCAGCTTTGTCTAGCAGTTCCTTATACATGGTTAGTTCCTCACTATGTCGTAGATTTCCGTGGTTAATTCGTCTCTGAATGCGGCTTCGGATACCGCGCTATATAGTTCTAAGTAAGCCGGTGTGCTGCTCTGTACAGTTAACCCCTTCTGCAATATACTGGCACCTCTGCCCACCAATATACAGCCCGACGTATCGTCGTCTGTGTTCCCGATGTGAAAGTATATGTAAGTGAACCCCAGCACACCTTGCAGATGGAGCATACCCTTGTGTATTTGAGGGAACTTCGCGTGGTAACGTTTATTCATGCCGCCCGCATCTCGCAACAAAGTACGGTAGCTCCCCGCTGGCACCCTGGTTTCATCCATGACTTTAGCGATAGCCTGTCTCTGGTCTTCCAGACCGAAGCTAAACACAGAACCTTCTAAGCTAATGGTGGAAAGAGTAGCTTCACCGTCTTCAACTATTCTTTGTACTTCAATTCGCATGATATCACCCATTCAGTTTACTTATGAGGTTTGATACTAAATTAGAAGTTAACGCTCTTATTACGGCGGGACTTTTGATACCTAACTTTTCAAGTCTTCCCGCGATCACACTAAGGGCTGGTAGGTTTATGACGCCTGTTGAAGTTGTTATGCCGGCTATACCTAACCCATCCAGCACTATAAACGACAGCGCTAAAGCAGCGGTCGCCGTCATAGTCTCATCACCAGAGGCCACCAGTGCAGGAGCCCCCAGAGTAACGACTGCGGTGCCGGATATCCCATCAAGCGAAGCCCCAGAGGCCACCATTAGGGCAGCAGCTAATGTGGCCGTGGCCGTGCTAGGTATCCCTTGAGTTGCTGAAGCAGCCACTATCGCCATAGACAATGCTGCGGCTGCGGAAGATACTATTTCCTCTACGCCAGAAGCAGACATAGATAGATTTGTTAAAGATAGCGCGGCTGTATTACCACTAGCTGCTACAAACCCAAAAGCCCCGCTGTCCCATTGGGTGCGAGTAATTCCTCGGATATCGTCTGTGAAGACGGCGCTGTTATCGAACCCTATATTATACATTCGACTGTCTGTATCCGCTACTGTCCAGTCGTTATTGTCATGGTCGGTGAACTCTGCGCTCCTAGATACGAAAGAGTTCGTCCCAGTTTCACTGCCGTCCTCTGCCCCGATGGCATAAGGAATAATGTCGGCTTCGTCTACAGTGAACTCGTCAGTATTACTTCCTTCGGGATTATCAAATATTGTGATATTGTTGGCGGTGCCGGTGAAACCCAGTTGGCTCCCAGATATTCTGAAGCCCCCAGTATAGATACTGCCTTGGGTGTTACCTCCAATTAGAGTAAGGTTACGACAATCTACCGTCCCAAGTACACCTGTTCCGTTATCTATGCTTGCGCCCCAGCTATAACTATCCCAAAATAGACAATTCCATAGCTGGTAATCATGCCCGCCCGCACCGCCAGCGTGAGAATAAGGGAAGGCGTAACTTGCCGTCGATTTGAATATACATCTATGTGCTCGAACATCATCTGAGTTTCCCCAATGACTAGCACCGAGACATTGATTTACGCTTAGAAAATATAAGTCTGTACAGAGAAGATATCCAGAGCTATTCTGCATAATAACTCTATGATTAATAGTGGCCCCGACACCAGGGATTCCTTGATGGTGTGTCGCCAACGGGTCTTTTGTAAAAACTAAGTGAGCGTCCCCTGTAAAGGTCCACCCTGCTATCGCTAAATTAGTAGTATTAGCGTAGCTTTCGAATATATAGCAAACGAAGAAATCTCCGTCAGCAATGGTCGATTGTTCAGCAGCCTCCCAAGTAGACAGAGAAGAATAATCGCCTCCTGTCGCGGCTATATCGAAAGTGTGAGCTGTCATTGAGGTATCTCTGGATCGGGCACGGACTCTTCATAGTACTCTACAGTGTCAGGCTTGACCGTCCTGTACGGCAAAAGCAGCGTACTGCCGACCCGCTCCACAAAATTATATGCTCTAAGCGTGTCTCGTCGGATGGGTTTCTCCAGGTTACTTTCCCCCAAACGCATAGCCGTTGGTCGTGAGGGGTTCACAAGATCATCTTGGGAATAGAAAGATACATCACGTCTTTCTAGTTGATTAACGTCTGTCTTAAACTGCCGCCGAACCACATTAGCGCCACTAGGCTTTCCTGCCCCCGTAAATCCTGCGTATAGTAGAGCGGATAAATCTTCCACACTGCCGGGGATGTCAACAAGGATAAGTTTAGCGTGCCAGTCCTCTAAAAGTCGTCCACTGTTTACCCAATTTTCAGCAGTCTCTGAACTCCCGAAGACATGTCCGTCAGGAAATATCTCTACAAGGTCCCCGTCTTTATATCCTTGTGATAGAGGACTGTCAGTGCTGCGGAAAATTAACTTAGCCATATTTTTTACTTCCTTAACTCTCCGGCATAGTTACAGTAAATGAAGACATGGATATGGTAGCCCCAGATACGATAGACAAAGTGCTAAAGTTAAAGTCAGCACCGCTAGTACCAGCTTCTCCATCCATAATGTCGTCCGGTGAAGTCCCAACTGCGGCCACTCTGCAATATCCTAACGTACCTGTGGCGTCTGCGGAACTATCGTCCGTGATTGCGGATGCTGTTGCTACTCCGCCGGGTGTGCCGTCCGCAGCGTTACCGAATGCTGGGTCAGACATGACAAGCGTAAACAGCAGAGTACCTGTTTCGGTTTCATCCGCACCCGCTGGCTGTGCTCCAGTGCGCCCACGGATATTACCAGCCGAAGTACCCCCGTCGATTAAGTCAACGATTGCATCGGCGGCAGCAATAGCAGCAACGTTAGCGATACGGGGGTTTAGCGCCAACACCATCTCGGTATAAGGTTCTGCGCCCTTCGGCAGCTCATCGACCGCATCACTGCCCGCCGCACGTTCCGTAAGCTCTCCAGCGTACACTGGCCAGTATTCAGGCTTGACGCGGAAAACTTTCTCGATCAACTCACCTTTCATACCTAGAAATTTCTTCACTCCGGTAGGTTTGCGACGTAGCTCGCTTTCTACAATTGTGGAGCCGACGCGACGATTACCTACCTGCGTCTTTCCGACAAACCCATGAACGTGCTCCCCCAACGGATTGAGGGCGAGACGTTCAAGTAGTAGTTCTTCCAGAACGTCATCGCTGCGAGGGTAGTGGTACCCTCTGAAGTTTCGTTTGAACTTCGTAAGATCGTCTTGAGATAGTTGGTCAGTAAGCGCAGCTAGTACACGTTCATACTCATCTTTGAAAGTGAGATCAAACATGTTTTGTAGGACGTAACCGTAGCCGCCGATGAATTTATCCGATAATAAACCCTTCACACTTTCCATCGTGAATTGCTCTGCGTAATGCTTCGCAGCGTTCTCTAGAGTGTATACGTCTAAGGTTCTCATAGTAGTTGCTCCTAACTGCTAAGTCTGTAAACTATCGTGCCGGATGTATAAGACGAGCAATTGAAGCGGTAGTATACTCCGCTTTCAGGATCGTCCACGCGCTTCTCTGCATTCGCCGTGAAAGCTTCAACAACCCCCCAGTTAACGCCCTTGTCGAAAGACCGTTGTAGCTGCACTTCAGCATCGCCAAAATCTCGTAGTGAGATGTTGAAGCCCTCACGAGTTACGAAAGCGGCGCTCGCCCCCGTACTTGTAAAAGTCCCGGTTACGGGAGTTTTAAAAACCTCGGCCATTGGTCATGCCCCCGTCGCAGGATGTATGATTTGGTATTGCAGCAACGCCCATATGACGCCTGCCGCGCTAAGCAGCATGGTGGCCGTTATGACCAGAGAAGCAGTCATCACACTATGTTTGAAGGTGTCTATCTTCGCGTGAAGCTTCCCCGTACTTTCAGATAGTTTCGTAGCCATCGTTTTGAAGTCATCTGAAGTGGTCCTTAGATCGTCTCTAAGCATCCCGAAACGATCATCGTCGTGGACAATGTGGTTTTGCAAGGTAGCGGACACGCCAGCTTGCTTCTTCCCCAAACTACCAACTTCCGTTCGTAGTTGCGCAACTTCTATACTTACTGCGTCCACCATGAAATCCTCTGTCTACGCTGTATCGGTATCACGTGATACCAACATCTAGCTGTGGAGCCAACAGTCGTTCCACTTGTTGTTTCAGATCAGCTATGACTGCTTCCTGCGCTTCGATGACTTGTTTAGCTTCACGTAGTTGAGCGCCTTTCGATATCTTTGAAGCGATGGAATTAGTCAATTCTTGCTGTAGTTCCGTAACCAGTGCATCGGGGTATTGTGACATTAATATAACTCCCAGGTTGATACGCCTAAATATCACGACGTTAACTTATGACCTATTCGCCTGCTTAAATCGACGTGGCGTCACGCGGTCAACCAGTGCAGTCTTTAGCTCATCTAAGGTTGTCGCAGCCTGGATCGGGTCAGGCGTGATAACGCGGCTATCGTATTCGGTTGTCCATACCGCTATTTGTGTCGGCGTCGGCGTCAGACCAGGGCCGGGCCAGTCGAAAATCTCCATACCACCGTTTTCGCTTTCCCGCGTTCTAATACCCTCGACAGCAGGGAATTTGAATTCTAGGACTTCGGCTAAGCTGCTCATGCCGCTATCTCCATAATGGTTATGGATGAGGCCAGGACACCGCCGTATATCCGCGCGCCACCCTGGCCGTTGAAGGTCATGGTGCCAGCGGTGTCGGAGCCGGCTCGCATTTTGAAAGTGATCGCCGAAGTCGTTCCGGCTACCATCTTATGAGATAGCGTGACGACTCCCGGCCGGCCCCCCTCGGATTGACTATCGAACGACGCGGCTATCGCACCCGCGATGCTATCTTGAAACAGAGCTACGGCTAATGTAGTCCCCGCACCGCCGGCATGGGATAAATTAATTTCTGCCTCAACAAGTAGTGTATTGAGAGCATTCCCAGGCGTGATGGCGAGCGTTATATACTCATCGCCTTCTCCACTTTGCGGGATCGTGTCGTCTTTTGGTACTGTCGTAGTGCCAGTGGCTACTGCGCCAGTTTGAGCGTTGACGACTTGTAAAATCTTGCCAAATATGCGGGGGGCTCCAATCCCTTCGAACATTGCGCTCGTTAACTGCGCTAAAGAATCTGTTACCATGTAAAAATTAAAACGATCACCGGCTGCTGTAACAATATCGAGCCCGCCCATATCCAGCGTAGCACTATCCGTGAGCGTTAGCACGTCGTCGGTCTGAAGCGTAAATTCGGTTCCGGCTAAACCAGTAATCGTGCCAATTGTCATATTGCCAGTGACATCGAAATAGTTACCATCTGTACCCAGCGCCAATGAAGCTGCTGAAGCAAGGTCTGCACCTTTAACTAAAGTCTGGGTTTTAGTGAAGGTGTTAACAGTGGTCAAACTAGCAGCACCCAACGCCACTAGAGCAGCAGCGGCAGTGATAGCCCCCGTTCCGCCCTTGGCCACCGTTATAGTAGGCAGTAGATGCTGGTGATCCTCACGAGAGAAGTCGGCACCGGCTCCCGCAGCAGCAGCAACTAGAGAAGATGTTGTCGGCGTCGCGTCACCCGCGCTCGCTTCAGCAGTGGCGATAGCTACATGTTCCCAAGCCGTGTTTGCGGAGTTCCGTCGCACATACCTATTGCCTACGGGCGTGTCTAGTTCCCCAATCACCCCCGTAAAAGTGCTGGGTATTTTCATCGACCTGTCGATGTCTTCCTGCTGCTGCAATGCGATCATCGTCAAACGGTCGAAAGCTTGCTCTCTAACTTCTGCCAGACTACCTCCCTGGTTTTCGAAGTTCACTTGCTGTTCGATAGTCAGCAGACGCTTGATGAAGATAAACTCTCCAACCGGCATAGGTGTAGCTTCATCTGCCGGGTACGTTACTGTGCCGGTGCCGGGGAATAAAGAGACGGCCACGCTATAGTTAGCTGCACCCGTCCCTCGGATAAGCGTTGTTGTGACACTAGGGTTAGCGTTGGTATCCACATGGAGGACCACTAAGTCATCCGCCGACAGCAGTACCATGGGGGAAATTGAGAAAGCAAAAGCAGACCCGTTTCCCGTACCTGTTATCTTAAGAGTCTGATTGACTACCGTCATCTAATGTCTCCGTGGAGGTATCACGTGATACCACTGTTATAGAAGATAAACTTAAACTTTGCAAGCTATCAATCCCTGCGTGGCCCAGTGATAAACTCCCACCACTCCACCTCTTCACCGTCTACACTGTCCATGACGGCTTGCCCTGTTTTGTGGATTTGGCTAGTTGGGTATTTGAATAAAGTTCCTGCGATGTTGTTCACACTTTTTAAAGCTGCGGCGTCAACTTCACCTTGAGATATCTGTTTACCCGCTCTAGCAACAGTGCCAAGGAAGCTACCAATAGCACCACCTGTGTCGAAACCTTCCGCCGCGCTTACAACTTCTCTAAGGACCGGGATACCGGCGGCAGCATTCTTAGCAGTCTCCCACAAGACAAATAATATCCAATCAGGCTCCCCATCGTCATCGCTATCTTCAGGTAAGCCTTCTCGTATTAAAGCGGCTATGACGCCTTCTACGGCAAACAACAAGATCATGTCAGAGACCCAATTAGCGAATTGTGCTGGGTTCTTGAAGTTAGTTCTACCCGTGCGTTCGTAAGCTACGTTTACTTTAGCGGCAAAATAATTTAAGAACAATGAAAAGGACCGCACTACTTCCGTGTTCCTGACGTTCTTGTTTATTGTGCCGCGTTCAAACCCTGTACGTTCTGAAAAAGTACCAGAGCCTTGAGTTCGGGCCACCATTCTATCCGCGTGGAGGGTGGACTTAGTTTCGTCCCCGTCGAACATCTTTAAGCCTTGGCGTTTTGCGCCCAGCCAAGTTACAATATCAACAAATCGCTGCATCTTGGTGATGGGCAGGAACAGATAAGAAGATATATTACTGGCAATGTCTCCGGGCAGCACCTTAGACAGCGCCCCAAGTTTAATAGCTCTCTGCGCATCGTGGATATCCTTGTTATACGCTTGTTCCCTACTCGCCATAAACCCAGATTGGTCCGTAACCCATTTATACGTTGCCATCGGACTAGAACCACTGGCCGTTAAGTCAAACAGTCCAAGTAGAGTATTAGTTTTACCTATTTGCACTGCGGTCTGAAGCAAACCAAGTGGCTGCATCAAAGCGACGCTGAAGTTGATAGCCAGTTTAGATATAGTCGTGCCTGTACGGATATGTCGAAACGCGGACTCAACAGCGCCACCGCGTTTTATTTCACCTGTAATAACGTCGCCTAACCATAGGTCTAGCGCTTGCCAAACATCTATCTGCCCTTGTTCGGAAAAAGCTTCCTTCAAATCTCTGTGATGCAGCACTTTGTAGGAGTCGTATACTGCGTCCCCTACTTCCAAATCATACACTACTTGGTTGACGTGGTTCATAAGCACATACATGTCAAGCTTAACCGGGCGACCACCAGAGCCCTTGCGCGTCTGCGTATGGCCGTCTTTAGTGTGGCTTGAAGTAAAACCTCCTTGAAGCATAACTTTTTGCATCTCTGCTACATCTAAGTTATTTACGTCGCTTTCTAACACAGCTTTTTGGCTGTCGTACATAAGAGGGTAATACCCTCCACGAAGTACGCCATCCGAACCTTCCACTGCTTGAGCTTCAACCATTTTAGGGTTGCGGTTCTGTCTACGACGTACGGTAGCTCTAATCTCTGGCGCAAACTCCCCAAGGAAATCCCAAATAGCTTGTACAAATTCTTTATCTCTTTTACTAGCGTTGTCCACGATAGCATTTAGCTCTGCTTCGGTGAACACCTTACTGTCTAATAGAGCAGCAATATTATCAGCATTTCCCATATTTAGTATAACCGAAATCTGCTGTTCTTTAGTTAGCCTAGTGCGTACACCAGGGATATCTTGTTCCGTTCCAATTCTAAGTTTCTCCCGCTTGTTAAACATGTCATATATCTTATTGAGCTTAGCACCTTCTTTATTTAAGCGTGCAGTATACCCGATACTTCCCTTGAGATATCCTTCCGTCATAGCTCTATCTATGCCGCCCTTAATGAACGTATAAGCTGGCCCTAACGACTTAAACCCGTCCATATTTCGAAGGATACTATCTGCATTTAAAATCACTGTACTAACACTTGTGCCTAATTTTTTATAACTCTCCACAACGTTAGCAGACATGGTAGTTATCCTGGATACGTTCTTAACCTTAGTGACGTTATCC